TGTGACAAGGCCGTTGGCGTCATATTGAACAACGTGGTAATCAGTTGACTCAGGCGTTACTGCATTATTAATCGCCAGGGTGTCACCACTGACTACAAGACCATTGCCATTAACAAGAACGGCGCCTTTATCAGTAGTGCTAGCGGTAGGTAAATCTGAGCCGACAATTGCACGGCCAGAAACTGATCCACCGCCGCTTGCGGGGCCAGCAAGAAAAATGCCGCCGGTTTGTGTTGGTGTGGGATCAACGGTTAGCGTTGCAACATCATCTTGTGTATCAACTGAAATCTGGACCGGCCCAGTTGTTGTGGCAACTAACTGGTTGATCGAGCCAGCCGCCTTAAAGGCAACCCAAGCGCTGCCATCCCAAATGTATGTTTTGTCTGTATTGGTATCTAGCGCAAGCTGGCCAATATATGACCCGGTAGCAGGGAGACTGCCGACCAGTTGCGTGGTGGAATTTGCGGCAAGCTTTGATGCCGTGACGCCGCCGGAGGTAATTTGCGTTTCACCTACAGCGCCATTAACAAGCGCACCACCCGGAATTGATCCGGCATCAAACAGGATTTTGCTGCTAGGGACAGTTTCAGCGGTCAGCAGTGTGACCGCTTTATCCATAAATTCAGTGACGCTGATCTTACGGCTTTCACTGGCGGATTTATCTGCAAGCGCTAGCCAGTCGCCTGATGCCAGATCAGCAGAGGCAAGGCTTCTTAATTCGCTGATGCGGAGATCGGCCACGGCTACATCCTCATTGCTGACAGTCTAGCTTCAGTCATCATCTTCCAAAAGCAAGTACCCGCCTTGCTCCAGCAGGATTGGATCACCGGCTTCTTGCAGCAAGCGACGTTGCGGAGCAGTGCGTGCTTTGAGACGGATGGCACCAGTCGTCACGAAGTCGATAGTGGAAACAATGACATCGCCAGGGCTGAAGCTAGTAGCGCTGTTGGTTACCAAGGCGTCAAACTCCCACCAAATTGAGTCGTTGTACTGGCTTGCGTCGTATGAGCCACCGATAGGGGCGGTGTCTTGGCTTTTAATGTAAAATTTAGCTCCAAAAGCTGAGCCAATTTCAGTGCGCAAAACAAGCTGCATTAAATAATGCACAGGCTCAACGTCTCCGATGTTGCCGTAATCCCACTGTGCTGTAACGCGACCGCTACCGGTAATTAGTGAGCTGTACTGCTGACGATGCTCATCGCTCAAAGTGGTAACATCAACTGTCTCACGTGTTGTATTTAGCTCATAATCTGTAACACACGCCAGCAACCTACCGCCACGATCACGAACAGTAACTTCAATTGGAATGTCTCTAGCAATATCGACAATGCTTATCGCTAACTCTTTTGTACCTTCTAAGCTGTCGTCAAACGTGTTATACAGACGAATACCGCCAATTTCATCAATAAAAATGTACCAGTTGCCGCTTTCATAAACAGTGGCGTCGCTCCAGCCATCTGTGCCAATAAAATCAAGCGTGGTGCTATCAGTTGTTTTAATTTCAACTAGATCACCTGTAATTAAATAGCCTTCGTCAAAATCAAAGCTAAAACGCTTGCGGCTTGAATTAACGTCGCCGGGGTTCACAAGCGATTGCTTAGAACCCTCTAGTGATTTGCGCGTAAGCTCAATGTTGCCGATATTGCCTAGGTAAACAGCCATTACAGCGTTACCTCCGTCAACGCACCAGTGCCTTGGAAGCTGATCTGAGCTGAGCTGACTTCACCAACACTGGCACCATAGCTCACGCTGGTGATATACGCAGTCATCGCTACGTCGTGATTTGTGCTGCCTTCAATCAAGCGAAGGCGCATTGTTACCGTATCTGTGTCTTCAACACCAGCTATGCGAAGCACTTTACGCAATGCAGTTGCTGCATCATTGCGGCCAGTGCCATCGTTGTAATACAGGATGGTGGCGCTACCGTTAAATTCCTGCACACCAGGTGCATAAGTGCGTTGGCTCTCGCCAAGGCTGGTGGTTTCTAGCGTTTCAAGGTTGCCAGTCATTGACCAGTTGGTGACCTTGATCTGTTCGGTGCCGTCGATCAACAAACGGCCATCACGTCCGGTATAGACCTTTGCCATCAGATCACCGCCACCATATTCACTGTAACGCTACTGCGACCAGGGCGCACTGCCCGTACTGCAGGCTCCGATTCGTAGCGCCATTTCGTGCCAGTTGGGGCGTCAATGCTGCCTGCGCTACCTGACCAGCCTGTACGCACAGCAGCCGGTAGGTCAAATGTCCGTAAGGTGCCAATCTGCGCGGCGTAATCATCCAGAAACAGCTGGGCGTTTGCGTCGCTGATGTTGTCGTAGCCCAAACTGATTTTTGCGTTGGTGCGCTGGCTGCCATACAGAATCCGCACTTCAGCGCCAGATTGCGAATTGAAGCGCTTGATTGGCCAGTCGCCAGGGCTGAAATCCCGGCTAGTGGGTTGCAACGTAGGAAATGCCATTATTCAAGCACCCGGAAAGCAGCGTCGTTCAGCACGTCCTTTGCCACAATGCTAGCCCCCGAGCTGTCGACGGGTACTTCCACAGCGCTGACGTTCACCAGTCCGTCCTCATCAAGTGTGAGCTGTTCTACTTGGTAAACGTTTTTACTAACCGTTGTGCTCAGCAAAGTAAACAGACAGTTGTAAACGCTTGAATCGGTCACCCGACCGCCGCTGATCGTGATCTGCTTTTCGGAAACATCGGACGTGGCTGGGTTGTAAATCAATGCGGTGTAGGTGCCGTCGTCAATTGTGTTAATGCTGACTAGCGAACCAGCGTCTTGGATTGCGCCATTGGCTGCCGCGTTGTAGCTAGTGGCTGCGGTGATTACGCGGATGTACGAACCGGGCTGAATGCCAAGCGAATCGGGCACCGTTTTAAAGCTGACCGTGTGCGTAATGCGGCGGCGCACGCTCAACAGGAATCGTGCGGTAAGCAATGCCTGAGCGCGGTTGGTGCAGAAGTCAGTGAGATCAAATGACTGTTGCGTTGTGGCGCGGCTGCCTTCAGGGATGTCCGCCCAATCGACCAAGGCTGATGCTTGCGTGGGCAAATCATTTTCAATCGTGACGCGCCAGCTGACTAGTGCGCGGAAATTAGACCGTTGCGCGGCGTCAATGTATTGCACTTGCAGGCTGTCTTGGATGATGTTGCCAGCGGTAAAGATTTGATCAACCGCAATCGGGCTAAGGCTGATCTCGTAACTGCTGTCATAAGGCAGTGCGGGCATCATGCCAAACCTGCCGTTTTTGATGGTGAAATTACACAGTTGCAATGCGGCATTGTCATACAAGAACGAGCGAAGGCTTTCGCTATCTTCTAAGACACCATCAAAGAAAATCTTATTGGCACGCTGGAAGTTAGCTGCAATGCGCAAGGAATCAACATCTACCAGCTCAGATGGCACTGTATTGCCGACGCCTTGGCTATTGCTAGTAAGCAAGTAATAAACAAGATCCGCAAACAAATTGCTTGGTTTGTTGTCGCCTTCAATCAAGCGGTAAACATTGACACCAGTGGGCGACCACAATCTTAGCTGATCAACGGAATTGACTTGGCCGCTTGATTTAATGGCTAAGCCAACCGTGGACATACCAAAATACGAAGGCGCGGTTTCGTTTTCTACGAATTCGTTGACATAGACAATTTCATGTTCAGGGCCGTTTTCGTTAGACTTTTGTAGCTCTTGAAAATGACTGCAATCAGCGACTTGCGAGTTTTGCTCAAATACACGTTCTGCCCGAGAGATCTGCTTGGATGGCAGCAAAGAAGTGGAAACCGCAGTGCATTGAAATTGAATGTTTACAGTACCAGTGAAGAAAACGTTGTTAACGCTAGGGCTGTCTTTAATTGTATCGCCAACTTGCCAATTGCCTGTATAGCCGATTATTTCATATGAAAAATTTGACCACTTATATTTTGACCCCGTGGTGTTTACATACGCCTCGCCAACATCAACTCCAAGCTTGCCTTTGATTGATGTAGCCGTTACTTTTAATGATAGAGTTTTAGTCGGGTCATTTGTTTTAGTCATTGCTATATTAAAACTTTGCGTCGTGCCTTGATTACGGCTAATCCAAGCCCGATCTAAATAGTGAGTAACCCAAGCGTTGACTGTAAATTTGCCGCCCTGCGGAATAGTTGAAGAATCACTTTGTCTTACTGACGCAGGGCCAGATGCTGTGTACGTGGAACCGGCGTAGGGATCTTCGTCGCTTCGATCTGTAAATAATTCATCATTTGCCTTAATATCTGCAATTGCAATTTCAGTGCCAGTTGTCGTGATCCTAAAGTCGCCGTAAGGAGTGCTGTAGTCACGGCCAAACAATTGACCTCCTTCGGAAAAAAGTCTGATGGCAGTATTGGTATCAATACTGTTTTGCGCAATATCTGTGCCGGTGCGTGGGATAAACCTATATTCGTAATAACCTGCCACCCTAGGCTTAATGCGCAAGTAATTATATTGATCGATTGGTGCTCTGCCGATTACGCAGAACAATTCAGGTATGCGCTGCCACTGGGTCTCGGCCTCTCCATATTTTGGAACTGGCCGTACCATCACAGAAAAGCAAGAAGCGCGATCAAAGTATTTATCCATCTTTGGCGTAGTAAGCGTTATATCTTTTTCATCAAAACGATATAAATCAGCAGGAGTAGGTAGCGCATTAAAATTGCAAAGTCCAGATGCTTTATTCCAGACTTGCGAGCGAATACCAAATTCGATGGCAATAGAATCACGCCGCACTGGCCTGATATTGGCCATATGCAAACGACACACATTCCAAAAAGCAGCGCCGCAATGTTTATTAGGATTATATTCAAGCCCGTTATATCCGCCCAGCGGCTCTCTAATTGTTCTAGTACCAGCAATTCCCAATGTTGCTACGCCTACGATAGAAACGCATTTAAAATAAATATGCTTAGCATTGTTTGCGGTAGATTCACGATCTTCAATGACCCAAATTGACGAGCCAATAATCCAACGTGTTCCAATTGTCAACAGATCTTTTGCACGCTGCCGCCAACTTCTAGCGGTATTGCTTAAGTCTTTTAGGTTTACGCTTCGCACGCGCTTACCGTTATATTGAAAATCTTCTTCTTGAAAATCTCCCCAGCCTTTATTGTAAATTTCAAAAGTTGCTACATCACCAACGTTTACATTAATTACAGCTCTATTTTCAAATTTTTGACGCGTTGAGCTGCCAACTCTTTGTATTGCCATAAAGCCCATTCTGCGCGAATAAGCGCGTCCAACACCAGGCATACCCACCCCGGGTTTGGAAAAATCGTGTAGCACATCAGCGTCCGCGCCAGCAATCTTTCGGCGTTTGGCCCTAGTTTCGTAGCGTACGTCTTCAGCTTCTGGGCCTTGCGTTGAACTGAATGGTGCGCTAATAATTTCCCAATTGAAGCGGTAAGCGGTGCCGTTTTGTACAGGTGTTGCCGTGCCAAATTGATATTGGGCATTGACGTTATAAGCCATCGACGCAGAGCGTTCAAATTCACCGTTTTCTCCTGGCGCTAAAAATACACGCCTTCCTGATGTGCCGTAATCGGCATCGCCACCAATCAATGCAGTCGGGAAATTTTCTGATTGACTTGATGACCAGAACAACGCAAATTCCCGATCACCAAGCGTATCTAATGCAAACGTACCAAGCCTGACACCAGCCAATTCAGGCGCTTCAATGCCGTATTGCCCTGCAACGTACAAGCCTTCAAAAGCTTGATAATTTCCGTAGGAATACACGCGGCTCCACACCAAAGCAGGTGCAAGGATCAGGCCGCCAGTCAACGCACCATCACGCCCGGTGCCGCGCTTACCGAAGGGAATTGGAATCGGCTGCCCGTATTCAGCAAGGCTGCTGACGTTATCGAAGCTAGTAGTTTGATTGAATCGGGTTGGCCCGGTCTGATCAGCAAGCTTTTTGCCCTTGATTTTGGCGGGTGATTCAAGTGCTGGTGCTTTTGGTGCCAGCAGGATGCTGACGGCTGTAGACGCCAAGCCAATAACAAGGCTGACAACTGCAACGGTTAGAGGATCATTGACAACATCCGGGATATGGGCATATTCAGCCGGGCGCACACGCGCCTGCAGTTGGGCGTGCCGGACAAACTTTCGGTATTCCTGCTCACTGCAACCCATCGCTTCGATCAGCGCGACTTCATACGGTAGGAGCGGCGGATCGTAAAGGCGCCCGGCGGTTTCCAATCCACGCTGTTGGTCAAACGGTTGATGTACAAAATTCCGTTCTGCCATGTCACCCCAA